CGGCGGGGGGCAAAATCCTATAATCGTCGTCACCCGGCATGGGGGCAATGCCAGGGGGACGCACGTCGTTTGGAGGCAAATGAACGGGCGCGGCCCCCTGCCCGGGCCCCCCCGTCATCGGGCCGAATCCGGACGGGTTGCCGAATTGCATCAGGTCGTGAAGCCTGCCCATAAGCGCCCCGATCGCCAGGAAAGCCGCGCCGCCAACGGCAAACGGAACAAGAGAAGCAGCCAGGCCGCCAAAGCTGGTTCCCAGGGCCGTCAGTCCGGTCATCGCCGTCAGCATCGTCAAAGGGGCGAGCAGTGCTCTAAGGCCAATCGAAAGAACCACAAGGCTGCCGCCAACCACCGCCAGCGCGGCCAGCGCCGACGCCAGGTAGAACAGGTCAGCCGCTGCGTCCGGGTGCGCCACCGCCGCATCGGTCAACGCATGAATTGCGCTCGTCAAAGCCTGCAAGAGCTTGATCGGCCCGTCGGTTTGCGCCATGGCCTCCATCAGGCCTTTCCAGGCAGTCGTCAATGCAAGCATGTTGGTGTCATAACTTTCATTCCCCAGCATTTTGTACTGCGCTTGCATATCCGGCACGCCGCCATAGCCAGCGAGCGCCCGGGCAAACTGCGGTCCGGCCGTGGTTGCCTCGGCAACAAATCGTTGCGTAGTCTGGCGGCCATACAGCGCGTAAATAGCAGCGATCTTACTGATGCCGTTGTCCGCGGCATACTTCGTAATGTATGCCTCGCCTTGGCCCGTCAACCAGGCGATAGGATCGTCGTTGACCGCTGCAAAGCGCCGCGTGCCGGCTGGCGTTATGTGGACCCCGCCGCTGCCGCCGGAGGTCCAATCGCTCGGCAGCAGCATGCCCGCCTCAGTCATGTTGATTGCGGTTTTCTTCGTCATGGTGCCGCCGGTAAGCTGCTGCTCGAGCGCCGTAACCGCGGTACCGGCTTTCGCAAACCCGAGCGAGATTCCCATTTCAACCATTTCGGCATAGAACGCTTGCGGCGTCATGCCTTTGACCGGTACGCCGGCCTGGCGCGCCATCGCCAGCAAGTCGCTGGAATGCGCATAGTTGCCAGCCCAGATCAGCCCCTTGCCCGCGGCTTCAAGCTCGGGGGTTAGCTTTGTCCAATCCGTATGTTCCTTGCCATCGGGCCCGAGGGTGAAAATTTTGGCGCGCAAATCGGCGACTTTGATCAGGTTTTTGATGATCGTTTCCTGATCTTCGCCCGTGAAGTGCTGTACGACGTAAGCCATTTTTGCCGCTTCGCCGACAATGCGTTCCGCGTCTGGCGAGCCCTGCAACTGCGTTGCGAGTTCGCGCGTGAGCCGCACCGTTTCCGACGGCGTGATGGTGCGCACGTCGCGCGCCGTTGTGAATGCGTTGGCCTTGGTCCGTTCGATGTTGTCGGCGATGGTGCCGCCCATCTGGCGCGTGCGAAGCAGCTCCTCGTTTAAGTCCTTCCCGGCCTTGACCATATCCCACAGGCCGCGCAACGCCATGCCGCCGCCGATTGCCGCCATGGCACCGCCGGCCAGCAACGCCATGCGGTCGAAATTCGCGTTGATCGCCTTCGCCGAGCCTTCAATCCCGGTCAGGTGCCGGAGCATGACTTGCAACACTTGCGTGGCGTTGCCCGTCATGGAAATGCGTACGCCAATGGCAAAGACGTCGATCACCGGCATTCCTCCTTGACGGCAGCGCCGATGCGCTTTCATGCTTGCAGCAACGGTGCATTCGCGCTAATGATGCCAGATGCCAGACGAAACCGCGCCCGTGGTCCGCAAAACCATCTCCCTGCCGTCCGATATCTGGCAGCAGGTCGAGGATTATCAGTTCGGGAACCGCATCAAACGGGAGACCGAGGCGATCCGGCGCCTGATCGACCTCGGGCTGAAAGCGGCCCGCCAGCAGCGGGCGGCCGGGTGACGGATGACGAAGAACGCGAGTTGCGGAGGCTGTTGATGCAAGCCGATATCGCCAACAAGGAAGCGGACACGCTGCTGAAGATCGAGCAACGCCGCTGGGAACCGTGGAAGGCGCTGTCGGCTGCGTTCGGGGCCGGCATCGCCGTCGCGTCCGGGCTGATAGCCCTCGCCGCCTGGATTCTGGCGCGCTTCATCCAGGCCGGTCACGCGCCATGACCCCGCTGACTGGATACAGGCTCGGGCAGCGCGAGCCGCCAGCGCCCCCGCAACAGATCATCTTCCAGCCGGGATCAATTCAGGTATTGCCATCGGTGCCGCCGGCGGCTCCCGCCGAGTGACCGACGAAGAAGAACGCGAACTGAGGTGCGATCAGATGGCCGTCAACATTGAGAAGATGCGTTCGGATATGCGCTGGGAGACCCGTAAATTCGTGCTGCAAGCCATCGCGGCAACGGGTGCGGCAATGGCCGGGGGTGCAGGGCTGCTCGCGCTGATCCTGCACTGGACCGGCAGGTTGTGACGGACGAACCGCACCCGTTCGAAGGTTACGATATCGAGGAAGTCGAAGCGGCTTGGCGCGCCGTGCGCCAGCGTGAGGCCGCCGCCGGCACCCCGGGATTCACCCCCTGGCCAACCATCGGCCCCGCCGCCCCGCCACCGCCAGCGCCGGTCATAGACGCCTATCCGAGCGGCTTGGCTGGCATGCGCGCATACTGCCGCGCCAACCCCATGACCTATCTGGCGATCGGCTTTCTTGGCGCCATCGCCGCGCCCGCCGTTTTCATCATCGGCATGGCGGGATTGCTGCTATGGTATGAGCTTTTCGGCTGAGGGGATCGCCAGGAACCGGTCAACCACCTCGTCGCCAACCAGCGCGCGGACTACGCCGGAGCCGACAATCTCCGCAACCTGTTTTTCGGTTTGATGCGCCGCCGCGCCAAGCACCGATCGCGGCGGCTGCCGCTCGGTACCAAGCTCGAAATACACCAGGTGCTCGTCATTGGACCCGATAGCCGCCTCCCGATATCCAACCTTGTGCCCGATGCTGTCGCGCTGGCCGCCGGATCTCAGGCCGGGGTCGTTTTCGGTGTAGCCGAGTGCCAGCCGCTCCGCCTTGGTCGCGTCCGCCAGCTCTGCCCAGGCCGGGAATGGCCCGGTGTCGGTCTGGTAGTGGCCAACGATCGCCTTGGCGCGACGCTCCACGATGCGCGCCGCTTGTTCCATAGCGCGATGCTCGTAATGATCCAGTTCAACGGTGGCGCGCGCAACGTGCGCAATGAAGGCCGACAGCGTCATTTCCCTCATTTGTTCGGAACTTTCCACCCGCCGGCTTGCCAGTCGAATTTTTCGCCCCGCAACTGTCCGCAGATCACGACGTACGCCATCCGTTGATCAGGTTCCAACGCGAAGGCTACGTCGTAAGGGACGCCGTTCTTGACCAGAAAGAGACAGTCAATCAGCGGGGCGAATTCGGCTAGCAGCCGGACGGCGCCAAAGGGGACTCGGGCTCCGCCTCGGCATGCTCCGCCGCCCGTTCGGCCGCTTGCTCCGCCGCGCGTACGGTGGCCTGAATTGCCGCCACGCGGTGGACCATGATCGCCGCCATGCCCTCATCGCCGAGCCGGCCGATAATGCCATCGATCTGCGACTCGTTGGCCGGCATGATGACCGGCACGCCATCGATCGCCGACGCCATGCAGGCCGACTCAACCATGCCGTAGTATGGCTGATTCTCCGCCTGTTTCGGCCCGATCGCCCGTAGCATTTTCACCTGGTCAAGCACCGTCAGATCGCGCAACGTGATCTTGCGGCCCTTCGCATCGGTCACCATGCCAGCCATCACGCCACCGCCCAACGCTGCGCATGCAGATCAATCTTCTGCACGACGGTGCTGTCCGATTTGTAGTTGCCGAGGCCGCCAAATTCGACCGACACGCCGCTGAATTGATGCGTTGTCTGCGACCCGTTAATCTCGTTGATATACAAAAACAGCGCGCCACCCTCCGACGTGCCCGGATCAGCGGACCCCACGGCCCACCATGCCGCTTCTGTGCCGGCAAACACGATCTCGTTGGCCGGCCCCGTGCGATCGATGGTCAACGTGATCTCGTGCCCGATCGGCAAGGACCGTTGACGCTCGGGACTGTCCAGTGGCTTGCTGGTTGCCTTGGCATACTTCGCCTTGTGGTCAAAATCGGTCAACCCGGACAGGTCGAACCGCGCGCCGTTCGGCCCGATCAGCACCGCTTGCGCGTCGCGGCCGACGGTGAAACTCGTTGAAGTTGACATGGCAGCTCCTAGCCGTTGGCCGGCGGCGATTGCGTGACAACGACCGTCTGTCCGCCTTGCAGGTTGACGATGAAGAAGCGGTTGATGGCCTGATAATTGACCTGGCAATCCGCCTGGCCGTAGCCGAGCCCGGTTCGCGTGGCGGGATTGTTGGTTATGTTGCACAACACCGCATAAGGCAGCGCGCCGGTCGTGCTGCCGAGCAAGCCTTGTTGCAGCATGTTGGCGAAAAAGCTCATCAGCGTTGACGTAACGTTATTGAACCACGCCAGGTTGATAAGCTGGCCGACATAGAGCCCCATGCCGGCGGCGACGGTTGCCGCAATGTAGTTGGTCAACCGCGTGTAGTTGTCGCCGTTGATGCCGGCGTTCAACGAGGTGTTGATGCCGCCGCGCACCGTCCACCCGACGGTGCCGCCCGGCCCCGGATTGGTGATCACGTCGATACCGGACTGGAACAGGGTTTGCAGATCGGCAGACGAATAGACGCCGTTCTGGTTGGGAACCAGGGTCGATTTCTGCGATGCCACCACGCCGAAAAGCGGCTTGTTCAGGCTGGATTGTTCCGGGGAAAGGTTCGCCAGACGGCCGGCAACAAAGCCCTGCGGACTGATCAGCCGCAGCACGTTGTTAACCTGGTCATTCCACCAAATCCAGTCGCCGTGCATCAGCTTGGTGGAGTAGGCGTTGAGGCCGGCGGCCTGAATCGCGGTCACCGCGGCGGCAACCGTGCTGCCGGCTGGCAGCACCTGGATTGCATAGGCGCCCAGCGCCTGCGCAAACCCGTCAATGACGGTGTACTGCGTTGAGTCGTCGACGTCCGCCAGCATCAGGATTGAGCAACCTTGCCCGGTCAACGCGTACATGCCGGTGCGGGGGCTGGTGTTGACGCCAACCAGGACCGCTGCGGTCAACGTTGCCACGCCATCGGTGCCGCCAGTGAAGGCAAAGGTTGCAGCCGCGGGCGCGGTAACGCCGGCCAGCGCGGCGGCGGTGATCAGGTTGGACGGCGGGCGGGCGATCGATTGGCCCTGGTTGATGGCGGCGCCAAGCGCCACCCAAAAGGCGTTGCCGGTGCCTGCAATGTTGGTATAAAGCTCCGGCGTCTGGCCTGGCAGCCCGATGGAAAAATTGAACGTGCCGGTGATGGCGGCGGGGCTCAGTTTTGCGACCAATGCGTTGCCGAGGGAGCCGGTGTAAAGTCCCGTGAACGTGCAGCACGTCGCCACGCCGACCGACGTTGCAGCGGTATCGGTGCCATCGGACACTCGGACACCGCGGAAATTCGATGCGCCTTGCTGCACCGCTGCGGCGATGGCGGTGCCCATGTCGTACTTGCGCGCCATGACGGCGCCGAAGTTGATGGCATAGGCGCCCATCGTGCCGATGATCGTTGGCAGGTTGACCGGACCCCATTGAGCGGTGCCAACCACGCCAAGAACGTTGGTCGGCACCCCGTTCAACAGCAAAACAGCGGGCGGAACGATCTGCACATAGAGATCGGGAACCACAAGCGCCGTCGTGTTGATTGCGCCCGCCTGTGAAATTGGCATGGTTTACTCCTTCCCAACGGCGGCGGGTGCCGGTGCAGCGGGCGGGTTGATGCGGACCACCTTGGCCGCGTCCTCGCTTGCCAGTACCGTCTCGATCAGCATTGCATCGGTGAGCACGGCGCCGCGCGGATGGCCCCCGAATTCGGAGGTCACAACCAAATGATACGACATGGAATTACTCCGGGGAGGTAAAGACGCGAACGACGAAAATCGCTTCGTCGCACGCCAGGATGCGGCGTATTTCGGCCGGGTCGGTGATGCGGTCGCCGCGCGCATAGCGTCGGAACGGCAGCACCACGCGAAGCAGGAGCGGCATGGGGTGCGCCTAAAGCGGTTGCGGCGCGCCCATTTGCGCGGTGCCGACGGCCGGCGTGCCGATGCTCAGAGTGCCGCCGCCGAACAGCATGGCCGGGTCGGACTCAAGCAGCGTGGTCGGGTATTCGATCATGTAGACCTCATCCCGGCGCCACAGATTGTCCTTGCTCGGCACGTCGTTGACGTAGGTCCGGGCCCAGCGGATCCAGCCCATTTGCGGCGTGGTAGCGATCGGCAGGAAGCGGGTCAGGTTGCCGGAGGCGTTGCGCAAACCGGCGATCGCATTGTCGATCAGCCCGGCGGTCAGGTCGCGCAACGCCGGCGTGGTGCACCAGCACGAGACGCGGAATCCCTGGTCCTGCCGGCGGACCTCGGTCAGCACGGGTTGGGGCACCATGACGGCGGCGGCGATCGGATACGTCGGGGCAAAGGTGAACAGGCCCCCGGCGGTCGCCAAATTGGCGGACGGGTGGCTTGTCGTGATGCTCACGTTCGAGATGAACGATTTGACCGTGGTCACCACCGGAAACCCGGGCCCGCCTGCAAATATTGAAGGACCATAGACGACACCGCCGACAACCACGCCGGCGGTCGAGGCGAACGGGAACACCGTGCTGCCCCGTGGCGTGGTGGTTTGGAGCGAATGAACGACGCCAAACGTCAGGACCGGCCCATTCGCGGCGGTGCCCGGCGCCAGCGCGGACAGCGCCGCGGCGATCGAGACCGACGTGTCGGTTGACAGTGCAATGTATGCGACGGTGACAAGCGGC